GGTGTCTCAATGAAACGGACACCTTCCCATGCACCTAGTTCACCAGCGAACAAAGGACCAGCATTCTGGTACTCGTGTGGTGTACGCCAGATGTTGTTACCTGTCTCTGTGCGTAGGTCATGTGAAACCTCTGGGTGGATGTATGAAACATACATTCCGCCACGAGGAACAACATTAGCAGCACGCAACTTTGTTACAGCGTAACGTACGTCGCGTCCCTTGAATGTGTCTGTTGCTGCGATTGTGTTCTTAGCAGCAGTTGTTGAAAGTGCACCAGCAGATTCGCGGATGACGTTTGTACCTGCATCAAGAATAGCAGCAACACCATTGTCTAGTGTGGTTGCCATGTTGAATGCGACTGCGTTAGCAATCCATGGGTCAACATCAGCAAGAGTCATAAGTGACAACTTGCGTGTTGGAAGTACTACGCGACCTAGTTCTGTCTGTGCAACATCTAGTGTTGTAGTTGATGGTAGTGCTACTGCATCTGGGTCTACAGTTTCAGCGAGTGTTGCACCAGCAATTGTGGTGTCAGCAATATCGTTGTGGAACTGGAAACGGATTGAAGAACCGTCGTGAGTTGGGCTTCCGACCTTCTTGTCCGCGATTGCGCGGAACTGTGGCACTGAACGCAAGTTAATTTCGATTAACTTATCGTATGCCAAGGTTACTAGATTGGAACCTAACCCAGAGGTTGTAGTTGAAAAGACATCAGCCATTTGGCGATATCCCCTTTCTGGTTAGTGTGCGGTTTTTTACTGACCGCTGAGAATGGATAGAATCTCTTCTTCTGACCCTGCATTTGCAAGACGATTTTCTAAATCGTTAGAAGAAGGAGGTGTATCTGCTCCAGTTAGCACTGAATCCATTTTCTGCATAGCAGCGATATCATTTTGATTGACTGCTGGCTTAGACTCTGGTGTGTATCCGAATACATCACCATTGGCATCTAGCCAGGCACTAATAGCATCTTCAGATGCCTCGATATCAGATGGAATAAATTGTGCAATCTTTTGATTTACACCTTTGGATGTAAGTACATCCTTTAGAATCCGCTCTTTTTGGGCTTTGGTGAGTTCACCATATGATGACTCTAACTCCTTGTTTCTGCGCTGCTCAGCCTTTAGTTGCTTTCGTAGTCGCTTAACAAGGTCTGAATCTGATTCAAATGCAGGTGCACTTGTCTCTTCATCATCTTCGTCATCTGCCCAGTAGTTGTCGCGGTTTTCGCTCATAGCGATTTCTCCCTTTTAGTAGTTATCGCACACCTCAACTCAGATGGGGTATCTGCATTGGCTTGTACTCTCGGTCTTGTACGCCCCCTGGGGCCGATGGGTCCAGGTGGGGATTCTTTATAGGATTCCTAGTACGTTTGTTTGACGTAGGGAACCTGTTGTGGTACCTGCTGAGCCTTGGAAGGCACGTAGGTTCTGCTCACTCAAACGCTTACGGCGCTCAGATGCTGTTCCTTGGAACTCTTCTGAAAGAAGACTTGTTTGTAAGTCACTCTTGACTGCAGCATTACTCTCAACAGTTCCACCTACCTTTTCGTAAATACCTGCGTACTTAGCAAGTGGGTCAAGTGTTTGTGCAATGTTCTCAAAGCCAGTAGAAGCAAGTTGTGAAATCTGAGCCTCTGAGTAACCCTTGTTAGCAAGTGTTGCTGTGAGTTGCTTAAAGCCTTGCAACTGAACATCTGATGCTAGAACGCCAGCCTTTTCACGACGCAGAGCCTCTGCTGTGAATACACCAGTCTGGCGATTAATCTCTAGTTGGTCTTTACCAATCTTAGAATCAAGGTAGAAGTCTGCTAGGTCTGATGCTGCGCCAATATATCCCAACTGCATTAGAGCCTTAACTTGGAATGGGTCTGCTTCTAGTGCACGCATTTTGGCTGCGTTAGCACGTTCTGCAAGGTCTGTAACTGTCACATTGTTCTTGACATAGCCTTGTAGTGATTCCTTGGACAAGTACTTCTTGCTTAACTTGTAAGTATCTACAACACCCTTGTAACCCTCAACAGCACTGTAGATTTCACGTGCTGACTTAGGGTTAACTAAACCCTCATTGAGGTATCCGTATTCAGTATAGAATGGAGAGGTAGTCTTAGACCCATCCTTAAAAGTATAATCCTTAGCATTCAAGAAAATTTCAACTGCATTGTCGTAGTCGATATTATCCTTGAGTAGTTTCTGCAAGTATGATGCAGACGAGTCAATAAGTGCAGCGTTAAATCCTTGACCCTTAAGCAAAGCCTTAAGAACCTCAATATTGGTTGTAGGAGTATTACTTATAGTATCTGTAGTATCTGTGGTTGTGACTAGAGTATTACTTCCTCCACCGTTACTACCACCGCCTTTATTGCCGTTACCGCCGCCAGATGTGGCTGCTGGGATAACGCTGTATAGTTGCCACTGCCCTGTGTTAGTTCCACCAATCCAGGTGTATCTAAATCCTGCAGGTGCTGCTGGTTGTACTGCCTTGTTCTTAAGAGGATTAGCGGCTACTTCTGCTGCACGTGCTGCTGCAGTTGCTGCTTGCTTCTCTTGTAAAATTTGAGTATTAGTCTTCTTAGTACCATTCGGGTTAAGCCCCTGTGCCACATAAGTATCTGCTAACTGTGACTGTAATTTACTTAGCAGTGTAGTTGCTTGGCTAAGTAGTAACTCATCCTTGGTCTTTGTTGGTGCTGGCTGAGGCTCAAATGGTCTCTTAGCGGCAATCTTAGTTTGCTCGTCAACAATAGGTGCTTTAGTAACTCCAACGCCGTCTGGCATATCTCTATCTAAACGTGCCATGTTTATCCTAACGCATTCTTGAGTGCTTGAGCAACGTTAACTGATTCGTTAATTGCCATTGATGTTCTACCGTATTCTGGACGTGCTTTGATGTAGTTGTTCAACTCAAAATCATTAGGCATTCTGTATGAACCATCTTCGCCCTTAAAGTTAAAAATCTCTTTAGCGATGTCACTGTCAATTGTGACTTCCTTCTCAAGTGACTCAGATAGAGTCCTGAGGACAGGGCCAATGTACTTGTTAGCGTTCTCTCCAGGCTTGACAACTGCACTAAGCGCATTAAAACGAGTCAAAGCCTGTGACTGAATATCATTGGTGTACTGTGTGTAAAGTTCAGTCTGAACCTTCTCATCAGGTGTGCCAATCATATCCTTGATTAGTCCTGATACCTCAGAAAATTCAGGTGGCTTTGAGTAGTTAGCCTTGTGAAGTTCTACGATGCTATCATAGATAGTCTTAGCAGCACCACCGACATCTTCTACATTGAACTGAGCGGTAGGGTAGTTCTCCTTCAAAAATGTTGTAAGGAACTGCTTCTGCTCTTCTCCAGTAAATCCTTCACCCTTTGAGATAGTAGAGCCAGTAGTTACTGTTGTGTAACGGTCTCTACCTTCTTTATCTTTAGCCAAAGATGAGTAGACTAGGTTGCCAAATCTATCTTTCTTTTGCTCACCAGTCTCTTTATCCATAACAGGCTTGCTCTTCTTATTATAGATAGGAGCATACTCTGTCTTAGTTGAAGTAGTTGTAGGCTTATCTTGACTCTTCACCTGAGCGTTCCAAGAGTCCTGAAACTTTTTATCTAGGTCAGCAGATGGATAGAAGCCATAGGCTGCAAAGTATGAATCGCTATAGTACTGACGAGCATCGCCTAGGTCTTTGAACTGTAATGCTGTCTGAATCTGCTTGCTGTAACGAGTAGTAGTGTCAATTTGCTTGACTCCACCAGTAGCAGCCAGTGTAGCGTTGTAGTTTTCAAGGTATGTCAGAGGGTCTACGTTAGATGCATAAGCAAGTGCTACGACAGTATCAAGACCTGCAGCATCTCCAGGACCAATCATTCCACCAGCAGTAGGTGACTTAGCCTTTGAAAATCCTGCACGACGCATAAGTGTCTGTAGATATTCTAGTTGAGTGCCATCAAAACCTGCTGGTCCTGCTTGACCACCTAGACTGCGATTGATATCTTGTAGATACTTAGCCTTCTGAACAGCATCAGTTGTTTGTAAATATGACAAGAATGGGTCTGTAGTTGAGTAAACGTTAGGACCAAGACCTAAACCAGAACCCATCTGCGCAAATGCAGTAGGACGCGCCGCTGCTGCCGCTGCTGCTTGTGCGCGGGCTTCGTCTGCTGTTCTAGCCATTAATCATTCTCCTTCAAGATACCTGCAAATACTCCGTAATACATAACAGAGAACTCAGGATTTTCGGTCATTAACTGCTCACCAAGTGCAACAAGTTCATTGCGCATCAAGGTAGGAACTCCACCCTTTGATGATAGTTCTGCGTAATTACTTACTTTAATTTCATTTAACAAGTCTTTGAACTGTCTGAACTTTGGATAGAATGCATTGATTTGGTTGTACACAGGAGATTCAGCAAATGCTCCATCTTCAAGTGCACGTTCAATCGTTGCAACCTTCTCATCGCCTACACCAGTGACAATGCGGTCTGCAGGCTTAGCGCCACCAAACTGCTTGTTAAGGACTGCAATCTGCTCGTTGTACCATTGGTCTGTGTAACGACCAGCAATTTGCTTCTCTACAATCTGGTCCTTGAGCATTGAGTAGACCATGCCCTCTGCTTCTTCTGCTATCTCATTAGTAGAAAGAACACGACGAGCACCTGTACGCTTCTGCCAGTTGTAGTACTTGAGTGAGTATTCTCCTCCTGGGAAGAAATAAGGAATCACATCTCCACTTGAACGAGCATACTTATCAACAGCATCTGGGTTGTTATTCAAGAATGTCCATGCATCCTCTGAACCACGAACTGCTGATGTACTACCACTGACTGCTATGAGTAGGTTAGCAGCACCAAACTTGTCTGCAAACTCTGCCACAGCAGAGCCATAATCTCCAGGATACTTCTTAACCAACTTATCCCAGTGCTCATAAACCATTGTCATGGTCATAAAGTTCAACTTGTTATCAGGGCTCTTAATCTTTACAAGAACCTCATTGATTGGAGTCGATGGTGAGATGCTCTGGAATAGACCAGAGAATACATTGACCCACTTAGAAATACCTTCAGCATCATTAAACAACTGAGTACGGCTAGCATCGCTAGCAAGTGGATTGTCTCCGTACTTACCAGTAGAGGCTAGATATGAAGCCCAGTCTTTGACACCACGCTGTGTAGTGGCATCGTTACCTAAGAATGCTGCTGCTGTCTTTTTTAACCATGAAGGAAAAATAATATCTGATAGAGTCTTAGGCTCGCCAAACGGTGTGATAATGTCACGAACAAGGTCATCAATAGGACCAAATGCTCCCATACGACCAGTAAGATTATAAGCAGCCACCATAGCAGGCCCTAGACCTGGTGTAAGCGGGCTTACCGCACCGAATGCAAGGTTAAGAGATTGAACTGGAGAGGTAATCTGCAGTGCATCTTTCATATCAAGGTTACGG